AGTAACCCCAGAGACTATCTTCGTCTCTCTCCCCATCCCAGTCCGGGAAATCCAAGTAAAATCAAGTATGTCTCATACTATAGGAGAGTTAGTAGACTTATTGAGCAAGAGGTAGTACAGGCATTAGATAACATAGACGTATAACTAAGTATCATTCTATATCATTTTGTACTAACGATATGTACCAGAGCCCTAATTATGTGTTAGGCTAGCTTCAGACTATGAGTGTCCTCTCTTCTTTAACAGAAAAACGTAGAAAAGCCGTGGAATATAGAGCAAAGGAAGTTACCTTTGATTCTATCTCTACGGAACTGGGGCTGTGTATCTCTACAGTCAAAGCATGGTTCGGAGAAAAGGGACCTCTAAGAGACTACCTTGAGAAGTACAAAGCGGAATTAGCGGAAGAGTCTGAGAAGAACCGCAAGTCTCTACAGTCTAAGGCCAATGACTTGGCTAGAAAAGCCCTGACAGCTAGCTGGGACCTAGCCAATAAGAAGACTACCAAGCCTTCAGTATCAGCCCAGATCTTTGACTCTATCATGGACAGAGGAGGTCTAGCCCGTAGGACTGAGCAAAAGTCAGACATGACTTTTCAAGGCATCTCCCCCCAAGAGAGGGAAGAGAAAAGGAATGACCTAGCAAAGTTACTCTTATTGAAGCGTCAAGGCACCTAGGATCAACGTTCCCTCTAAAGTAATACCTAGGCCTACCTAACAAAGAGATCTTTTAAGGAGGGTACTCCCACGGGCTTGAGAAGGCCCTGGGGGGGGGGAGTCTCGCGGGAAGCCGTCTTACCCCAAAGAGTCAGTTAGGTAAATTTTAATAAAAAATCAGTTTTTGTGAGTGGTTAGGTAAATTCTACAAAATATTACAAAAATTATGGATATAACACACTGCGTTGTAGAAGACTGTGAAGATGATATAGAGTTAATCGTAGATAGAGTCTTGAACTCTATAGACTTAGATAAGTTAGTTGATGAGGTATTGAAGAGGTTACTTGTCTCTAGTGAGAACTGAGGGATACGAGATATGGTAGTGAGCTATAAACTTAATCGTATCACAGACGTCATAGAGAGAAAGACCTGATTTTTTAAGCCTTCTAGAGACCGTCGCGGGGTTTACCCCGTAATATTCAGCAATTTCATGTATTTGGATTATCTTTCGCTTTCTTAAGCGAGGTCGTTTTGTGTGCTTGTAATCCATATATATGAGATTTTACGAGTATAATTCTACAAAGTCAATAACTAACGTATTAAAGGAGGTTCCTTGAAAGAACGCCGAGAAATGAAAAATACACTGCTCGGAGGCGGTGTCAAAGAAGTATTCGATTTCCTTAAGACAAGTTGGACCCATGAAAGAGGAGACCGCTGTATCGCTGAGATTGGCAATGAAAAACAGGAATGGTCCTACGTCGCTCCCATCAGAGGTAAAGAAGTAGTTATAGTGAAAAGAGGTTGGGAAGCCGTTATTGAGGCTACGTCACTAGGTCAGTACACGACTCCCGAAGGTTTTCAAGTCCTCGTAGTTATGTATGAGGGAGGTCGTAACGGAGTGGGTCAGATGGAGCAAGTCAAGTACGTCGTAGGACTTTATGATGGGAATAGGTGCCTTACGGGCAAAAACCCCATTGTAGTCCAAGACACCATTACTAAGAGACGAGCCATTCAAAAACGTGACAACATGGGAAGAATCCGTGAGACCGGAAAATGGATCTACGACTTGAAGGAATCCGCCACCAACAAACTTTTAGGCGTTTGTCAGGGTCTTTCTGTAAAGGAAGCCGTTCAGACTGAAGTCAAAGTCGAGGCACCTAAAGAACCTGAAATTCAAGAGCAACCCAAAGTCATTGAGACTGTACCCGAAGTCATTAAAGAAAAGTCAATTATAGAGGACACACCAACTATAAGTGAATAGCTTAGAGAGGGCTCTAGACTTTCAAGCCTTCATATTTGAACATTTAAGTGATTACCTAACAAATAGAGAAGACGGAGACTTACCAGACTTTCATCAGGAGTGGACGAAGCTAATCTCTTACAAAAGACTAGCCGTTGCCGCCCCGAGGTCTTTTGCGAAGTCAGCCTACTTCTCTATCTTCTATCCACTCTACCAAGTGTTAGAGGGAAGATCCAAAGATGTCTTGATGGTGTCGGCGGCCTCCAACTTGGCAGAGTGGTGGTTAGGTAAAATAAAACGAGAATTAGAGTCCAACCAATCGATCTTAGCCGATTATGGGGACCAGAGATCCGGGATATGGAGACAAGACCACATAGAACTGAAAAACGGCGCCGTTATGCGTGCGCGCGGTGCTGAATGTAAAATCAGAGGCTTCCGACCCGATCTGGTCCTCATAGACGACTTGGAATCTGATGAGGCTGTTTGGTCTAAGACCGGACGAAAAAAATTAAAAGATTGGTTCTTAAAAACTCTGACTGGAACCATGGACCCTCATGGTCAATTGATCATGATAGGGACCTTGCTCCACCCAGAGGCTTTGCTTGCCAATATTTTAAAAGAGCCTCCAGAAGGATGGCAGACTCGTAAATACAAGGCGCTCTTAGATGACGGTAAATCAATCTGGCCATCCAAGTGGTCACCGAAAGAGCTACTTCGACGCAAAGATCAAATTGGCGAAGCTGCGTTCGAACAAGAGTACCAAAACAACCCAATACCAGAAGAGTGGAGGACTTTTAAAGAAGAAGACATCCGATACTTTGATAAAGAACCATCCCTTTGCGCTTACTTTACTACTGTTGACCCTGCTATCTCTGTCGATCTTAGATCAGATCCAGATTACACTGCGATCGTCACTTGTGCAGTTGATGCCGACAAAAACATTTACGTTGTCGACGTTACTCAAAAGAGGATGCTCCCGGCAGAAACGATCACAGAGATCCTAAGACATAACGCAGAGTACAATCCTGAAATCATAGGGATAGAAACTGTCGGGTTTCAAAAAGTCCTAAGGTTTGCNTTAGACGAGGAATGTAGTTCTCANAATATCTATCCGTTTATTAAAGAAATTTCAGTTGGTCAGATGCGGAAAGGTTTTCGGATAGAAAGACTTCAACCGTATTTCGAAAAGAAAAAAGTTTTTATTAAGAAAAGCATGACCGCTCTTAAGAGTGAGTTACTCGCTTTTCCTACAGGGAAGCATGACGACATGATCGATGCCTTGGCTTCCCAATTAGAGTTCGTACGAGAAGGCGGAACGTCAGCAAAGAATCTTCCTAAAGATGGGTTTGATTACTTTTGGGACGATTACAAGAAAAGAAAGATGACCGCCAAAGTCATCGGTGGAACGTGGGGAAATCATAAACTTCGGAGAATGAATGGCTGATAAAAAAAAGGGCTCTAAATCCAAAAAAGATAAAGTTAAAAAGATTCAAGAGAATATAGAATTGGCTTTTAACTTTCAGGATGAAGACGACTGGAAAGACAAGTCCGAAAGATTCCTCGACTTCTTTAAGGGGAAATATCATTCAAAAAATACAGCAAGGAAAAGGTTTACTGTCAATTCAGTCTATAACTTTGTTAATCTCATTGTTCCCAATTTGGCCGGTGTAAGAGACCCATTTATAAGAGTTAAGCCAAAGAGCAAAAACATTTTTATTAAGACTCCAACAGGTGAAGATCAAGCTGTTCCAACATGGAGATCCACTGAGTTAATGGAGTCAGTCTTAAACAAGACTTTAAATGATATTCGCTTTGCAGAAGAAATAAGAAAGTGTGTCCAAGATACCATGTTCTATGGTTTTGGAGTTATGAAGGTGGGTTACGGAGTTGAAACAGAAACAGATCCAAACATTGAATCGCCGGAAGAGTCAGACGATACAACCAGGATTAAAGAAGAAGGCATTTTCGTTATGCGAGTATCTCCTCTCGATTTTGGTTTTGATCCTGCCGCTACTGACGTTAATGACGCTCGTTATTTAGTCCATAGGACTGTTAAGCCCATAGATGAAGTCAGAGATTCCGATGTGTATAAAAACACGGACGAAGAAAATCTAAAAGCTGAACTTCCTATAAATGTTAAGAAGCGAGCTGGAACAAAAGAAGCAGAAATCAAGGGAGAGTTTGCAACCATATTTGAATATCACGATCTGTTAAAAAATGAGATTTCTACCGTTTCCAAGAGTTCTAAAAAGTTCTTGAGAGATCCTAGGGAAAATCCACATGACTTTACTGGATCTCATTTTGTCATTCTTAAATTTGCTGGAGACATAGATGCATTCCGCGGAATCCCAATGATTGAAATGGTGGAGGATGAAGCCGTTGCTTTAAACGAAACCGTTACAAAGATGATCCGTCACCTAGACATCTTTCCAGGACAGGTCATTGCAGAAAAAGGCGCTCTTGATGAAGATGAAATGCAGTTATGGGTAGATGGTGAACAAGGATCTATTTTACCTGTAGGGAATACAGCCTTAAGAGAAAATAGGGTTCAAAAGCATCCTCCCGTTCCTATGGGCAATGATTATTTCAATGTAATTAATTCCCTACAATCATTAATGGACAGAGTCTTGGGTATTCCAGATTTTCAACGTCCAAGAACTTCAGGAAGAAAGTCAGCTACCGAAGCTACCTTTGAACAATCAGACGCTTCGATTAGAAGAGAGTACTTCTTAGGTTTTGTTAAAGATTTTATTTTAAATATTACCGGAAAGGTCGCAGCCCTCATTCAACAATACTACGACAGGGAAAGGACTATCCGTGTAGAAGGTGAAACAGGTTTTCAGTTTGTTGATTTTACTAAAGATGACATTGCAGGAGAATTTGATTTTGATTTCGATGTTCAGTCTGTCAGGTTCATGTCTCAATCAAGAGTCCAACAATTGATTAATGCTCTTAATATTATGGCTGCTCATCCAGCATTACAACCCATGTTAAGAGAGATCGATACATCTGTTCTCTCTAAAGAACTATTTCAACAGATGGATCTTAATATTGAGCAATTCAAGAAACGTCCTGAAGTTGCGCATCTTGAATTCGATCCTGAACAAGAAAATGAATTTGTTCGTAACGGTAAGAGAATTTTAGATCCAAGAACTCTCGAAGATCATCGTGCCCACTTAGAGATTCATATGCCTTTCGTTGAAGAGATGCAGGCAGCAGGAGACAATCAAAAGGCTGACGAAATGTTAAGGCACGCTCAGATGCACCAATTCTTAATGGGAGTTCTGTCTGGTCAAATTAACCCAAAACAACTCCAGCAACTTCAGCAAGGTCAACAGCAACAAGGCCCTGGGTTTCAACCTGAACCTCAAGCTGCGCAAACAGAACCTGAATTAGCAGGAGGGTTTACAAGCAACTTATCACAGTAATGTCACCTTTATACGAGTACTTTTGTGATGTCTGTCATGAAGAATCAGAAAGACATTCTTCTGTTAAAGACATGAACAACCAAGAGTGTGACGAATGTGGAATCTCTTTAAGAAAAGAGATACGATCTCTTCGTCATGATGGTGGATATGAAAGGAAGAGGTATCCATTTTATTGTGAACACTTAGATAAGGTTGTTGAGTCGAAGAGTCATCACGATAAGGCAATAAAAGATAAGGGTTGGGTAAGAGCCGACAGTTCAGTGAGAAAAGAAAAGCGCGGCACAATCTACTCAATACCGAAAGCAAGATAAGATTTATTAACATAGATGATGGAAAGGGCGACCTCAATGGTCGCCTTTTTTATTGGAGGAAGAATGGCAGAGGAAAACACCGCTACGGAAATCTCTGAAGAATCTAATCAGCCCGAAGTTACGGAGATTAGTCAATCAGTTGATCAACCTGAAGCGACTTCTGAAGCCGCTGTAGATAGCCAATCCACCGCGGAATCTACAACGGATAATTGGTGGGATACCAATGGTTTGGATGAACCAACTGCACGAAAGATTAAGGACATTCAAACTCAGTACAACAAGAAGTCCGAGGAACTGAAGCAGGCAAGAGGAAGCTCTGAAAAGCTCACTCAGGTTGAACAACAACTGAATTACGTTACTGAAAACGTAAGAAACGCAATTTTATCTCCAAATTGGCAAGAGGAGGTAGAAAAAGCGCGTTTGCAACTTATGGGTCAAGTAGGCCCGCAAGGTGTTCAAGGCGCTCAACAAAAGAGTGAGATGCCTACCCCTAAAAGGCTCGAAAGTTCAGACGATCTAATGGAGTATTTAGATCAAAGAGACCATTGGCGCGAAGATAATATGCGTAAAGAATACGATCAAAAGTTAGCAGCGGAGATCCAAAGAATTTCCGCTCCTATTGCTAGAGATCGATGGTCAGGAGCCGATCGAACCATGAAAGAAAAATATGGTGAGGTTTGGGATAAGCATTCTCAGAGAATACTTAATGCTGTCGCTACAGGTCCTTTTCAGGGTCTCGTAAACAAAGGGATGGATGAGAAACAGGTTTTAGAATCCGCATTCCTGTCGATGGCTACAGACGATCTCCTAGAGAGAGCAAAACAAGACGCTCTTAAATCTGGACAAAAAAAGAAAGAGGCGGCGACTGAAAAACCAAGAAAGTCAACGCCAACTTCTCCAGAGAAAAAACAAGGAAGACGTTCAAAGCAAGATATGATCGCAGATATGCGCCGAGATAGACCTGATCTCTTCTCTCCCAGATAAAGGAGAAGAGCAATGTCACAGATTGCGATTGACAATGCGCGAACTAATGAACGTCTCTCGATGTTCTTATCGCGTATTGACAAGAATGAGCCTGTTGACAACGTCTTCGTTGAGCTGCCGCTTCTAAAGGAACTTATGGGCCGTAGAACGGTGATCGACGGTGGACGTCAGTCAATGATCATTGTTGAAACAGAGCAAAACTCGACCGTTGACTCCTTTGAAGGAAATGACACTTTCGACACCTCAGTTCAGGACACGACACAGACAGCTGTGTTTGCGTACAAGAACTATGGTGCGACAGTAACTCTCCTTTGGGAAGAAAAACGGGAAACAGCTACGAATGATGTTCGGACCTTCGATCTTCTAAGGCATAGGAGAAATTCTGCTCTTATGTCGATGAAAGATCGGATGAACTCCGATATGTTTGTGGTTAGTCCAGCAAGTAAGGATTTAAACTCCTTACCATTCCTAATCACTACGACAGGTACTGTTGGTGGAATTGATAGTTCCACTGATACGTTCTGGCAATCTCAGGAAACAACTTCAGTTGGCGCATTCACTTCAAACGGAATGACCAACATGAGAAGTCTGTGGAATGATATTATCAGACAGGGTCAAGGAACGCCTGATCTCACCTTAACGACTCAAGCTATTTTTGAGGCGTACGAGGCTGAACAAGATCCTGATGTTCGTTATGAAAATCCTGACGTGTTAGCACGTGGCGCAACTTCACTTGTCTTCAAAGGAAAGCCCATCATGTTTGATGCGGATATGACTGCGGGTGAGTTGTATATTATTAACTTCGATTGGCTTAAGTTTGTTGTAGATACTGACGGACAGTTTACGTTTGATGAATTTCAAACACCTGTCGATCAGAAATCCTCAACGGCCAAGCTGGTTTTCCGTGGTCAACTCATCACTGACAACAGACGCGCACTCGGCAGATTAACGGGTGTCACCTGAGAAAGGAGCAAAAATGACTATTCAAGCTAGTTCAATTTTGGAAGCTGCTGGCGCTCCTACTAGAGTATGGGCGACCGCGCTTAACAGTTCTAGTTCTACGGCCCTTGAATCCAAGGGTATTATCCGTTGGGACAGACACCCCCAGTATGGTTTTCGTGGCTTTCAGTATTGCCGCATTGACCAATCTGGTGGAATGACTGCAGGACAATTATCGTCCTACAGAGTAAATGTTGCGGTTAATAACATCGCTGAGTCTGGAACGACTCACGCCACAACACGAATTGAGACTTCAGGATTAACTGCAGATATTCATATCGATAGTTTCCTGAACTGTCTTGATGATGTTGGTGGAGCCGGTGCAGCTCCAGAAGGTGAAACAGGTCGTATTATTGCTAATACGGCAACCGTAATTACCATCGATTCTGATGATGCATTCTCAGCAACTCCTGCGGACAATGATGACTTTGTCATTATTACGCCTTGGGCAGTTAATGATTCAGCGAACGGTGATTTTTCCGGTACTGTTGCTGGTGTTATCATGGCAGCGCAAGATCAATACGATTATGGTTGGGTTCAATTCTTCGGAATCCATCCAACTGTTGCAGCGGTGGCTGCGGGAACGACAATTCCTGATTTGGAAAACGTTGTTGCCTTTACTGCTACTGTGAATGATAGCAATGGAGATGACGCTGATCTCGCTGTCGGTAAAGCAATGCATCAACTCANNACGGATACTGTCTTAAGGACGATTATGGTTGACCTCAGATGTGGTCAAGCAAACAAGATCCTAGANGGTGGTTAAACAATAATTAGGGAATCCCACAAGGAAGGGTCTCTGCATTTGCAGGGNCCCTTTTTTAGTGGGGGATAAACCGAATCTCCGATTTATCGGAGGGCTAATTACAGGAGAATTAAATGGCTATTAAATGGAGAAATGGCATCAGAGGCATGGAAGAAGATCCCGCCACTGGCCCGTTTGGTGACAATAGAGGTATGCGTGTTCCAAACGTAACAAATGCAAACCAACCGACTGCTTCCAGTTCAACGAATGGTACTCTTTCATACGATACCACGAATGATCGTTTGGAAGCAGTTATTTCGGGTTCATGGACTACAATTGGTTCTGCGGGATCAGGGGATAACACTCTTGATGATGCTTATGACCAAGGTGGAGCTGGATCAGGACGAGCAATCACTGCAGATAGTGGTGCTGTCGCAATTACAGTTACAAATACTTCTAATAACGCAGCTTTGTCATTAGTTCAAAATGATGTGACAAATAATCCAGCAGCTTTAGCTTTCACAAACACAGGTACTGGTAATGATGTTACAGGTACAGCAGGATGGTCGGTTAGTCCTGCTGGCGTAGCTACTTTTGCTACTGCTAATATCACTACTGCTAATATTACAAGTATGGCATTAGGATCTGTTGATGGGTTTACTCTATCAGGTGATTGCGTTTTCACCACTTCCGCAACAACTGGCAATGGTTTATTAATTGATGGATCTACTGTTACTACTGGCGATGTTCTTCAAGTAGAAGCTGACGCTGCCACATTAACTGGCGGAAACATCATTAACTGTACGGTAGATGGAACTTCCGTCTTTGACGTAGATGAAGATGGATCAATCACAATTTCAGGAACAGCCGCAAGTGATGCAATCACATTAACAGCTGGTGACATTAGTATCTCTAACGGTACTTTGAATATNGCACCTAATGCTGGTGATGCCATTGACATTGCAAACGTAGCAGNAAGCGCTGCTATTGATCTAAATGCTGCTGCAGCGTCTGTTGCTGNTGGTGGTATTGTTGATATTGACGTATCAACTGGTACTGCTCCGATTATTGCTTGTAACGCTTCTGGTACTTACACTGGAGACTTTGTTGCTATCGACACAACTACTGCTGTTGGTGCGCAAGGATTGGTTGTTACAGGAGCTGGCACTCGTACTGTATCTTTGATTGAAATCACCGATACACCAGAAGGTGCTGCAGCTAACACAATCGATTTAAACATTACTCCTGCTGCTGGAACGACTCAAGTTATCGACATTGATATTGCAGGAACTGATGACGCTGACATCTTAACATTCGACTTTGCTGCTGCCTACACAGGTAGTGCAATCGTTTGTACAATGGCTAACGCTGTTGCTGGTACAGCCATTGAGTTGGTTGGTTCAGGAGCTAGAACAGTTTCATTGATTGAGATTACAGATACTCCAGCAGGAGCTAATGCCAATACTATTGATCTGAACTTAACCCCTGCTGCAGGAACTGCTGCTTGTATTGCTATTGATGTAGCTGGAACAGATGATGCTGTTATTCTCGAGATGAATTTTGCTGGAGCTTATGCTGGTACAGCTCTTGATGTTGTAGCAGATAATGTAGATCCTGCTTTTCAAGGGCTTGTCATTGAAGGAGACATCGCTCCTTCTGGAGCTGTAACTGAATTAGGCGTTACAGGGATTCCTGCTGCTGGAGGCCATGTGTTGTTGGCTTCTTCAAGCGCACAACCTGCTGCAGCTAATGTTGGTGTTTGTGGACGGTTCTTGGAAACAGGTGCTACACGGGCAACAAGTTATGCAGTACAGATTGATTCAACAAACAATGAAGCATTGAATGTTTCTACAGGACGAGCACATTTTGCTGAATCCGCTTCATTCTTAGGAACAAATGTTCAAGCAACTGCTTCAAACTATGTGCAAGCTGCTGGCGCACCTAATGCTATCACAGTCGCAGCTGTTACTGATGCTGCTGGAGATACAATTCCTTTAGCTGATGGATTAAAGCTGACAATCGATTTAGCTGCACAAACACTACAAGCTGGAGCTAACACTCTTAATTATGCTGGTGGCGGAGCTGTTGGAATNACATTGTCCACAAATCCAGCCGCTAACTTAGGGACTGCTTATGCAGCTAATGGTGTTATTGAGGTTGTTTATAGNGCAGGCGCAACCTCTTGGTTATGCTTAAGTCAATAAACGAATAAACAATGAAAGTGAGGTGATGCACGTGAAGGCCAAATTAGAAGAGAGGAAGAAAACGCTGGAAGGTGAATTTGAATCTTTGAAGGAGGAGGCAGAAAAACTCCAACAGAGTCGCAAAGAAATCGACCAGAAGCTTTCTCAAATTCAGGTAAGGCAAGTACAACTGCAAGGTTCTTATAAGGAGATCGAAGATCTCTTAGGTGAAGATGAACCTGCAAAGGTTGCCAACTTGAAGAAGAATTAAATGATATGTCCCAGGATAACTAAAGGAGGATAAGTGAAAGACGAACTAGAAAAACGTATAAAAAGTAAGGAAGATGACTTTGCGGAGCTTGCAGGACAACTAAAGGTTCTAAGCGAGAAACGTAAAGAAATCGATCAGGCTATGTACCAAATTCAAGAACGTCAAAAACGAATCGACGGTGCGCATAAAGAACTAACCGCACTACTTGAGTTGGAAAAAGAAGAAGCTAAAGAAGCAGAAAAAGAAGTTAAAAAAGTGAAAGCGGTTAATTAATCGTTATTTCCCCCCAAGTCTAACAGATTGGCCCCCACATCGGGGGCCTTTCTTTTGAGGGATAAAAACTATGTCCATTAAACTATCTGATATAAGAACAGAGGTTAAAGCTAACCTTAAGAGCAGTCTTATTGCTCAGAACAGAATCGACTTATGGGCAAACTTTGCTCATCTTGAATTATGGAGATCATTAGATCCTGAATATGGAAAAGAGACTACAACATTTACAACAGTTTCAGCACAAAGGCAGTACAACATTGAGGCTTCTATTAACAAGATCCTGTCTGTTGTTGATCAGACAGGCAGTATTAGATTGTCTCAACTGTCAGAAACCGAAATCGAAACGTTTGATCCTGAACTAAACGATAGCGGATCACCAAACTTCTATTCATTATTCGGAATCTCATACATTCAGAATCAGCCATCGTCTGCTTCTGCCATAACTGTCGTATCTGATGACAACACAGATACAACTCAGACCATTCAAATCATAGGGACGGCAGGCGGCGTAGAGGTTGCTGAAAATCTCACAATGAATGGGACTGTAAATGTTGTTGGGAGTACGAGCTTTACTTCTCTTAGGAGAATTTCAAAGTCAGCTACGACGGCAGGGACTATTACTGCTACAAGTAATGCGGCTGCTGTAACCAACGTAACGATTCCTGCAAGGCTTCTTTTCTTAGAAATGCAGCCAATAAGACTGTGGCCTGTTCCAAGCAGCGCAAGAACTATCTTGGTCAGATATATAAGAAATGCAGTTCCACTGAGAGATGGGGATGATATTCCCGATCTTCCAGAGAATTGGCATTCAACTCTACTTCAACTGACCTTAGCTTATGGCCATGAGTTCTTGTATGAATTTGATGTAGCAACACAGAAAAGGGGCATGGTTGCTCAGAACATAAGAGACTTAGTATCTGATCAATCTCATAAAAGAGACTTTGCTCCGGTTATTGGCAAAACAACTTTGGTTCCAAAGCCCCTTGGAAGGCTCCCAAGTAATTTTGGTATCTTAAGGTAATGACACTACTTGTGAAATAGACAAAGAGTATTTTGATAATGCAAACAAAAGACTGAACCAACATAGAAGGCAACAAAGACTTTTTTAGAGGAGACCATTATGGCGTTACCGACAGGTAGAAAAGAAAGAGAATATAATAAATTTGTAGAGAGCGTAAGCGGAAATGTAGCCGTGAGAACGATTGCTGTCATTCGTAGAACATTAACTGTCACTAATGCGACAGGATCTGCAGCTATCGCAACAAGTACATCACTTAGTGCGGCATTTAGACTTTCAAGTGTGACTCTTTTATTCAATACCGCACCAACAACTTCTGAAAATTTTACAGTAACCTTAAATGCAAATGATGGCTCTGCTTATGATGCAGTTCTTTATACGGAAGATCCATCAGCAACTTCAGCTACAAGTCTAGTATTTATTCCAGATGGAGACTTAGTCTTTGAAAGCGGGGATGAATTGGATGTTGCATATACTAACACTGATTCCAGAACATACGGGTTAAGAATCGTCACGCAGGCGGTATAGGAGGAATAGATGAGTACATATATTAATGGAAAAAAGATTCCTGATTCTGTTGGTGATGATGTTCAATATAAGTTTGGGAGTAGTAATGACGCCCGTCTTGTTTGGGACACTTCTGATGCCAACGCCAATATGTTTAAATTTGGTCTTCCTGCTGGTGGGGCAGTAAATGTTCCTATTTTCGCAATTGGAATTTCAAGTGCTGGTATAGGAGTTGATCTAGGTCTTGGGAATGGAGCAACCGACCCAATCCTTTTTATATCGGACACAGACGCAGATAATGGCCTCTTACTTATGCACGATGGGACCGATGCACATATCGATACTATAGGTGGTGACATTATTTTTAATGCTGGAGGTGTAGAATTACTAAGCGAGAGTGCTGGAGCGATAGGAGCGCAACTGGTCCTGTACCAAAATTCTGCAAGTCCAGGTCAAGGCGATCAAGTGGGTGGAATTACATTCAGAGGAGAGGATAGTGCTTCTAATGCGCAAGATTACGCACAGATTTATGGAGTAATTGGTGATCCCACAAGCACAACAGAGTTGGGGGCAATTGGAGTTGAAGTTGCAAATCCAGGTGCGACTGGGGCATTGACTCAGGCGTTTTCAATATTTCATGATGGGACAAACGGAGCTATCGATGTCGGCGATGATGCTGCGGCGGGTGTTGTATCCTCGAATGGTGAATGGGATCTTATCCTACGAACAGGAAACGACACAACGAGTGATTTAACAATAACTGATGGGCCGGGTGGTGGTTTTACGTTTACACAAGCAATAGGAACTTCTGGCACGCCTACAGCTTTAACTATAACAGGTGCTGCTCATACAGGTCTGACAGCCGCTACAGAAGTTATAGGCACTTCATTTGATTTTAGTGCAAGTAAGACATGGGCAGCAGGTGCGGGGCCGTTAGCAACACAGCGTGAGATAAGATTTCAAGCACCAACATATATTGGAAATGCTGGCGGAGCTTTGACTATCACAGCGGCAGCCACCGTATACATTGATGCAGCACCTACAGCTGGAGCCAACATGACTCTTACAAACTCTTACGCTCTCTGGGTCGATGATGGAGATTCAAGATTTGATGGTGCAGTGTCTCTCGGTGGAAGTTTTATAATCTCTTCGTAAAGGAATAATTAATTGGGACAAGAACAAGTCGGCATAGCTGGAGTTACAATCCAGGATATGAGCGGTGGATTGAATTCCAATATCCTTAGCACAGAAATAGAAGACAGAGACGGAACCGACGCTGAGAATGTCTATTACTTTGATGGGTTCTTGAAAAAGATGTTTGGCATTACCCGTGTCAACGACCAACTTGAAGGAGCAGGTGGGTCTGAGAAGGTCAATGGAATACATGACTTTCAGATGAGAGATGCTACCCAGCATCTTGTAGTTATACTAGAAGACGCTATCTATAATAGGTCTGGAACGACATGGGCTGACATCACAGGCGCTTTGACAATCAGCGATGCAAAGCATCAGTTAATAACTTTTAACGATATAGTTATTGCAACTAATCTTAGTGATGATCCAATTAAATGGACTGGGACTGGGAATGCTGCAGCTCTTGGTGGATCTCCACCAAAAGGACAGTGGTTAACGTCCTTCAATGGTCGTGTTTGTATTGGGAATGCTAAGGTAGGAGCTAGCCCATTTCCTGCAAGAGTCTATTACAGTGATTTAGACCTTCCTGAGTCTTGGGACACAACTGATGACTTCTGGGAGTTTGAAGCAGATGATGGACAATTCATTACAGGAATACTCCCACTAGGACAAAGACTTATTGTCTATAAGTCTGATTCTATTGGTGTAGTTAGTGGTTATGGATTGACTTCATGGACAGTTGATAGGTCTTTTAAAAAAGGTGTTGGCTGTATTTCTGGATATACTCTGAAGTCAGCTAGGATTTTTGTTCAAGGCGTAATGAAGGAAGTCCATATCTTCTTAGGAGAAGATGGTCTTTACGCTTTTGATGGTTCTGAAGTCATTAGACTATCTGACAAGGCAAAAGACTTTCTCAAGTCTCAGAATACGTCGAGATTTCCAAACGCAGTTGGATCTTATTACAAGCCTCTTGATCAATATTATTGTTTCTTTTCAAGTTCAGGGTCTTCTCAGAATGATGCAGGGTTAATCTATGATACCCGAAAGGGAGGTATCTGGCCCCTAGATAACATCAATGCAAACTATGCTGCTATCGTAGAGAACTCTACTACTGATATTGATGAGCTTCATGTCGGAAGCAATGATTCAATCGTTTATAGGTTTGATGAAGCTGAAGAATCAATTGAGTTTACAACCGAATTAATCACGAACGGAAGCATGGAGGCTGATGCAAACTGGACAGATTTTGGTAGCCCAACAACAAATGAAAGATCAGCTACTCAAGCTAGAAATGGATCTTTTTCAAGACGAGCTGTAACAGATGCTGTCAATGAGGGTTTTTATCAAGACATTACAACCGTCGTAGGGCAGCGATATAGAGTCTGGGCACACATATGGGTTGCTAGTGGTGATGCTCGATTAGCCAAACAGGATACAGACGGTTCCGACGCCGTTAATGGAACGACCCAGTCAGCTGCAGCATTTACAAGAGACTCGATAGATTTCACAGCAACNGNNACGACATCGAGGATTATCTTTGAGAGTGTTGGTACTGCAGTATCAGAATTCTTTGTAGATGATGTATCTTCAAGAAGAATAGATATTGATGGGTTTTGGGATTCAAAATGGTTTGATCTTGGTGATTCTCAAGAGGTGAAGATTCTAAGAGAACTGATAATGTTTGCCAAGACAGAGGGTGACTTCAACGTTCAGGCGAGAGTTAGGAGAGATTTCTCTACAGGTTCTGGTAGTTCTTCTAATTTTAACCTCCAGGAATCTGGAGCCATATATGGAACCGGAGTTTATGGAACTGGAGTTTATGGAGGTCAAACACAAAGATTTGATGATCTGGAAAGTATAGCTCAGAATGAATTTCGCTTTATTCAAGTTAGATTTAGGAACCAAAGCGCAGCCCAACCATTTGAGATTGAAAAGTTTATTATAGACGCAAAGCCAATTGGAAGGCGTTGGGTCCATAATGCGGCCTGACTAAATGAGACTTAGAGCGCCGCCTATTACAGGCGAACCAGTATTAGATGGGTTCTTGAAAGATGTCTATCAGATGGGCATCCAAATCCTTGTTCCTGCAGGTGGATGGGAACAGACAAATGTAACTGCAAGCCAGACATCTGTTGCATTAAATCTTATAGGATCGTCGACAAATACAGAGATAACGTTTCCATACAAAGGGAACGTCTCTGGAATATCAGTAGCTTCAAATGCAGCAAGGTCTGCAGGAACACTGACTGTTGTTCCAGTAATTAATTCAACAGCGTCTACGACATTATCAGCAGTATTGAATGGAACCAATACTACGTATGCTTCAGGCGTCCAGGTGCATGAGAACGATCCTTTTTTAATTAATCAAGCAGTCGGGGTGGAAATAACAACAGATTCTAGCTGGGCACCCATAACGGCAGATATTGTAGTTACTCTATTTATTAGACCAGGGAGTGTAGACTAATGGCTATTTCATTATTAAAAGACAGAAGTACAGGCGATACAATTGTAGCTGACGATGATGATGCTGAATGGCAGAATATCATTGACGAGGTAAACACTCACACGGCAGCCGCCTCTCCCCATACCAATCACGTAATTACGACAGGTGATACGATGACTGGGGAATTAGCCATCAATATCTCTGGTACATCAACCTGTCTTGATCTTGATTCCGCGGCAACCACTGGTGACATTTTTGAGCTAAACGGAGATTCTCTTACTACTGGTGGTTTAATGGATATAGTAAGTAATTCGGCTGAAACCGACACAAGAACTCTCGTTGATATTGTCAATGATAATACCGCAGCAACGGGAGCGACTTGCTTTAGGATTCAACAAGACTCAACAGGAAACATTGCAGAATTTTACGATGGTGGGTCTTTGATCTCTTATATTGATGACGAGGGAGCTTTCATCGTAGGAAGTGGATAGATAATTTTATAACTAGTTTTATTGGAGGAAAAGATGGCTGATTTACTTAAGCTCAACACAAGCGGAATCATTGAATTCGGAGGAGCAAATACGTCTGGTTGGATTTCAAACCTTGGATTTACTCTGGCTGCCAATGTTTTTACAATTACGGATGCTCAAGGGACTGCTTTAAGTTCAACAAATCCAGCTCATTTTACTGTAAGAAGTGCTACATCAGGACAACTTAATACGGTTATTATCGATGCCCCAAAGACAGTCGAAGATGATGGACACGGCTCTACGACTCTTAACATGGGTCTCTTGGGAACGACTGCTTCAGNTGNTTGGGGTTCTGAAATGCCTTTGTTTATTTATGGTTATGAAGATCCCAACAATGCAGGTGAAGGACTCATTTGTTTTTCACGAAGCCCCGTTATGGTAACTA